TTCGAACAACGTCGTTTCACCTTCGACACCCATCTGAACGGCGATGGATTCGAGCTTCTCCTGGTGTTCGTGGTCATCTGCGCGTCTGATGAACAGAGCGAGGTTACGAACATCCTCAATCGCTTGGTAAAGTCCCCCAGCTCTTTGATCGAGACTTGCCTTTTGGTTTTCGAAAACTGCTAGATGACTTTGAAGCAGCTCCCATGTTTGAGGGTCGAGTCCCGAGTACGGGTGCACCTCTCTGAGAAACCGATTCTTCTTGCCACCAAAAGTCGGGAATAAGATCACAAATAGACACATAAGTAGAATTATCCACAGCAACATTGCTGCGTAATTCCTCTACTATACTCGGAGAAAGAATATGTTCCCGTCCGACAAACTTTTGCTCCTTGCAGTCGTCGTCGTGACACAACTGGCATATACGTCCACGTGTAATACCAAACCACACGTGATTCGACTTGTGTACACCCTGGATCCGTTCGCAGTACTTGGAATCCGTCTGGACGATGATTCGGTCGTTTCCCTTTCTGAGGACACGTCGAACGTTTGCCAGTTCCTGACCCTTGAGATACTTGCGTATGTAACGTTCCAGTGGTGCACACGTGATTTCGACATTCACCGCCTCTTTGGACACCTCGTTCGTTCGAACTGCAAAGAGTTTGAGAGTTTCTGCTGTAGGCGTTGCATCAAACACACCCCCATTCAATTCACGCCATGGCACGTACGGTCCAGAATCCACAGACCCACGATCTCGTTTGTGCGACCAGAGCATTCGGAGTCCCGAGCCACCGTAGACGCTCGCGTCGATACGTTGACTCCATTCCGGGTCGTCTGGAAGTTCGAGGAGGATCCGAGTCCGTAGAGCGAGCGCTTCAGATTTTGTTACGAAAACATCCGGCCAATGGATGTGCACACCCGTTTTGACCTGGTTGTCCACCATTCGAGGTTCTGCGCGTGCGATGACGCATCGACCCTTTTGGACGACGGAATGCATCACCTCGACGAGATTGAGTATGACTTCATCTGGAAGTGCCTCTGGACCCTTGTAATCGAGATCGACGAAAAACTTGAAGACATCCGTCTTTTGCTCCACCACGTACAATTTTTTACCGAGACGTACTGCATGTATACAATCCACGTAAAATTCGTCAAGTTGTTCAAACGGAACTTGAAGAATTCCACCATCCATAAGGACGTGTGTCCCAGGACCCTTGTCTGTGAGCCATTTCTCCATAGTGTATTAGAGCCTGTTCTTTTTTATGTATTGGCGTTCACTATATTTTTAGACAAACCACCACGAAGCATAATGAGCTGTGTCAACAGCCTTGTAGTTATTCTGTTAAGAGATTTCCCTGTGTTTATTCGAAGTCCGTGAGTCCGAGCTATTTGCACAGACTTTTGTCTTATTGCCGTTTCGCCATTGGCTATTCTGGTGCTCAAATTCGTTCGTTGTGTGTGACTCAGTGTGTTGTAGTTGTTCTGAAGTCGTCTTACCAAACCATTACGGAGATTCATCAAACGCGTCAAGTTTCTCAAATTCCTATTATGACTCGCCATACTATAAAATTACAAAATTATTCTGTGTCCGAATCGTGCGTCAAGCGGCTCCAAAAGTCTTTGATTTTCATGACGACGACGGGCTCCGGCTCCTCAACGGGCTCCGGCTCCTTCTTCTCCTCCTCAACAACGGGCGGAGGCGGGGACTCCTTCGACGGAGACTCCTTCTTCAACTCCTCCTTTTTGATTTCATAGATGATATCGACGAGAGACATTGTCTTTGCCATCTCGTCGGCGTCACCGTATCCTCGCGCCTGGATGAGCATCTCTGCAAACATACGCTTTGACTTTGTCATGTTCTGATGAATGTCAATATTTTCACACGTGTATTCTGACGCTGACCTTTAATTCCGGAAATAAAAGTTTGTACGTTGGGTCGAGGAAAGAGCTGTGTGAAAGTCTGGATTTGTGATGACGTGTGTGCGTATCATGTCCCAGAGGTTGTCACGGGCTGTGATTCCTTCGAGCGTGTCAAATTCCACCTTGTCGTTTTCGTCGTAGTTTTTGCGAAAATACGTTTGGCGATTCTCCATCTTGGATTTCTCCTCGTTGAATCGCCGAACGATATACGTGTGTTCATTAGCCGTCATAGGCAAATCGATTACGTAGACGTGGTAAATGCTGGTGACATCATCCTCAATGTCAGCTTCAGAATCTCCTGGACCTTTGTACTTGGTTGCAAATTGGAAATAGGAGTAGGCACCTCTTTTCAGGTTGATTGTGCCTCGAGTCTCCTCCTCGAGTTCCCGAACGGCACATCGTAAGGGATTGATAACCTCGCGACGTCGACACCCTCCTGTGACGAACGTCCACTCCTGGTACCGGCGGTCATGTACAATAAGCATATACTGCTTATTATTGATCGTCGTCACTGGAATCGCTATACTTTTGTGCCTCTCCCGACATGGCTGCTCTTGCGGGGAAGTCATTCCCTCCTACTGAGTCGTTCGTAAAAAAATTCATCAACTTTCCCCCACCCCGTGATGGTTCATATGTAATCAAAAACAAAAGTCCGAGCAAAAGAAGCCACTTCCAGATTTGCATTTATTATACTCAACTTTTATGTTTCCCCAAAATGTCTCCGATTTGTGCTTGCGTTATGTGACCTGACATGTCTATGAATTCTTCAACCGACATGGGTTCAAGATGCTTCTTCCGACGTTCTCTGTTGATAATAGGCTGAAACTGCAGCTTGTTCGACATCATATACTTTTTGAACTTGTTACTATGTGCGATTGTTTTCACGAGTGCTGTAATCGGAGCGATACTCGAATTCGGTGTTCGGCTTTCATTGATATAGGCGTGAAGGTTTCTCCGAAGCCATGCGAGGGACCACGTTTGACAAAACGTATCACCTGAGTGACACTGGGGATGACGACTACTTACATATAACGGTTTCTTTGCAAGTGTAGCAATTTTCTTTCGTGCCGTCTCATTCAAATAACTTCCATATGTACCAGACGTGTCCGATGGATCAAACACAGTGATACGTTGAGGTGTCATGTTGTATGTTACAAAGTGGTCCTCGCCACTCGAACGTTCCCCTGGAAGCACAAGAGTTCCAGTTGGATGTTGAATAGGTTTCTTCGTTCCCGGTGTAATTCGATAATCACCCTTCACGTTCGCGTAATATTTTCGAAATTCCACGTCAGAAACAAATATATCCCATAGCGTTTTCCAAGACGCAAGGTCTCGGCTCAACATATAGTTTGACGTGTATTTATTTCTTCAGTTAACAGGCTGAACGAGCGGAGTCCCAGTCTCAGCTTTGGCGCTGAATGAGTGTGCAAACGGGTTACTCTTGAGAACGTTGTTTGCCAAACCCAACCCCTGGTTGTTTGCTGACGAGCGGAAATCCTTCTGACCCTTGAATACGTTCAGACGGTCGTACTGGTTTGGAAGGTAGCGAGAGCCACGGCTTGCGTCGGCTGGGCGAACTGGGAGCGCACCCGCCTCGAGGCGCGTGTTTGTGTTGGCACCGACGGCACCCACGGGGTCGGCGCGCACGTTCATGCGTCCGCCGTTGCCGGGACGATCGGGGTTGACACGATTCTTCGACCAGCGTATCGGATCGTTGTACGCAGTGTTGTACGCCTCTGCGACCATGTACTGCCCTGGACCCAGCTCGAGACCATCTTGACGAGAACCAGTCTCCTGGCGGTTCGTCGTCCGGCGTGTCTTCTGGAAATCCGGGCGACCTTCCGGTGCTGTGATGGCACCACCCTGTCCCTGACCACGCGTCTGCATAGGCTGATAGTTCGCAGTCGTCTTGGACAGCTTGGCAGGGTGGGAAATGGCGCCCAGCGTCGTTCCGCCGTTCTTGATGACTGGATTGGCTGGACCGCCCCACGTACCCGACAGAGTCGTCAGACGCTCCTCGTTCATGTTGTTGGGCAGAATGCGGAAAAACTGCTGGAAACCACCTGATGCTGGTGTGTCTGGTGACAGACCGAGACCGCGTCCGACGTATTTCTTGTCTGCGGGTGTTACGTTGTTCATTTTGTTCGTGACTGGCTCACGGCTTCCGTCCGTCTGGTACACTGGCTGACCGAACGGGAAACGAGATCCGTTCGGCACAACGTCCGCAAAGCTCGGTGCAATCTCCTTTGGTGGAAGACGGAACCCTCCTGAAAACCCACGACCTGTGTTCGGTTCCAGGTTCAGCGGATCGAGGGGTGGGTCCTGCTGAGCAAACTTGTACTGAATAAGGTCAAACTTTGAAACCTGGTCTGGCATCGAAGGCATCACTGCCTGCTGCTCCTGATCCTCCTTGGCGTCGCTGAGTTTCTTTCCGGCAAAAACCAGACCGACAACGGCGGCAAGACTGAAGGGGTCCATCTATTAGTTAGATGCTATTTTTTATCCACGAGTCCAAGAGGCGCTCCGTCTACTTGTCAGTGGGGTAACGCTTCGCGTAAGACATCGACTGGTACATCGCGTACGTGCTCGTCGGGTCCCATGACATGAACTTGTTCACCGGCTTGTCAATGTACAGTTCTGGGAAGTCGTACGGCTTGTCGGCGTAGTACTTGTTGTTACGGGAAGTCGTCTGTGAACGCAGAGCGTCACCCGTCATGACGATAACTTCGTAGTTGGTGTTTTTGGGTCCAAAGTACATTCCCTCCTCAACCATGAGGAGTCCGGGCTGAAGTACACTGCTCGGCATTATTAATTGTAGGTGAGATTATTTATTAGTCCACCGGGCGAAGCCCGGTGTCCGTCGTACCCTGTGACACAGACAAGTCGCTTCGCGACTTGGAATTTACCGCCCGTTGCCGCCACGGAGCTGGACAGTCTCGGGTCCACGAGCATATGGACCGTCGGGGTTGCACTTGGA